AGCAGCAGAAGCCGCTACCTTTGGTGTTTCAACCAAGTTACTGGCTGAACAAGGTTTGCTTGATATTGAAGCACAGCGAGCTAGGGAAGAAGTAAGCCCAGGCACTGCATTAGCTGGTGAAGTAACCGGTATTGCAGGCAGCTTGTTGTTGCCTTCAAGCCCCGTTTCAGCCGTGGCTAAGGGTGCAGAAAAGGTTACAAGATTAGCGCAACCAGGTGTAGCAAACATTGTTTCTAAAATTGCTAATCCTGAGACAGCATCCCGTGTAAATAGGATTCTTACTAAAGCTGGTTCAACTGCTATTGGTTCAGCACTTGAAGGTGGCGTTTACGGTGTAGGTAGTGCGATTAGTGAAGATGCACTAGGTGAATCAAGCCTTAACGCTGAATCGCTTTTATCAAAAATTGGAGTTGGTGCATTGTATGGCGGTCTTACTGGCGGTGCGGTCGGTGGACTAATGGGGGCGATTCAAAAGCCAATTCCAAAACCTATTAAGACTGAAAAAGACGCGCTTGTTGCTACCGGTGCAGAACTTGGCAACACATACGTTGATCTAGTTACCAGTGCAGGGTTGCCAGAAAAGGAAAAAGAAAAGCTTTTAGCTGGTCTATCAAAACTTAAACCTAATGTTGGTGAAATTGATGAAGCTGCTAAACGATTAGGTGTTGATACGCTTGTCGGACAAAGGGCAAATGATGAAACTATTCAAAAGATTTATTCAATCCTTGGTGACAGCGTTAGCCCGTTTGGTACTCAGGAAAGACAAAAAGTACAAACAGCATTTGGAACAATTAAACAAAAGTTTGGAGAAGCACTGGGTGGAGTAACCCAGTTTTCTAAGGCACAGCTA